TTAGAAGAAGATATAATTATGATTTAACTGTTCTTGGTATTGGAGCTGTTAAAACAAATTTCAATAAATCTAATGGTATTACTATAGACTATGTTGATCCTGCTAATCTAGTATACTCTTATACTGATTCTCCTTATTTTGAAGATATATATTATGTAGGTGAGGTTAAAAGTATACCTGTTAATGAATTGAAAAAGCAATTTCCTAATTTAAAAACAGAAGAGTTAGAAGCTATCCAAAAACAAGGCTTCCAGAATTCAGGATATTATAATAGAAGTTTAACAGAATCACATTCACAAGATAAAAATCAAGTACAAGTTTTATATTTTAATTATAAAACTTATGCTAATGAAGTATATAAAGTTAAAGATACCGCAACAGGTGCTAGCAAAATATTAGTAAAAGACGATCAGTTTAATCCAGCTATGGACGAAATGCTTGAAAGAAAATATGGTAAACTATCAAGATCGATAGAGGTATTATATGAAGGCGCTATGATCTTAGGTACTGAAAAAATATTAAAATGGCAATTAGCTAAAAACATGATGAGACCTAAAAGTGATTACACTAAGGTTAAAATGAATTACGCTATTTGTGCACCAAGAATGTATAAAGGAAGAATTGAATCTATAGTTAGTAGAATAACAGGTTTTGCAGATATGATTCAATTAACACATTTAAAATTACAACAAGTAATGTCTAGATTAGTACCAGATGGTATTTATTTAGATGCTGATGGTTTAGCTGAAATAGATCTTGGTAATGGAACTAATTACAATCCACAAGAAGCATTAAATATGTTTTTCCAAACTGGTAGTATCATAGGTAGATCATTTACGTCAGATGGTGAAATGAATCCAGGTAAAGTACCTATTCAAGAAATATCAAGTGGAAGTGGTGGCCAGAAAATGCAAGCATTAATTGGTACATATAATTATTATTTACAAATGATAAGAGATGTAACCGGGTTAAATGAAGCTAAAGATGCTAGCTCACCTTCTAAAGACGCATTGGTTGGTGTACAAAAAATTGCTGCAGCGAATAGTAATACTGCTACTAGACATATATTACAAGGAGGTTTATACTTAAGTGCTGAAACAGCTGAATCTATATCGTTAAGAGTTTCTGATATTATAGAATATTCTCCAGCAAGAGATGCTTTTATACAAGCTATTGGTGCTCATAATGTTGCTACATTAAGCGAATTAGAAAACTTACATTTATATGATTTTGGTATTTTCTTAGAATTAACACCAGATGAAGAAGAAAAACAAATGTTAGAAAATAACATTCAAATGGCTTTAACTCAACAAAACATTGAGTTAGAAGATGCTATTGATCTTAGAGAAATTAAAAATATTAAATTAGCTAATCAACTTCTTAAAATAAGACGTAAGAAAAAATTAGAAAGAGATCAAGCAAATAACGAAAGAAATATTCAAGCTCAAGCAGAAGCAAATGCTCAAGCTCAAGAAGTTGCTGCACAAGCTGAGGTTCAAAAGAATCAAGCTATAACAGAACAAAAACTTCAATTAGCACAAACTGAGGCTCAAATAGAGTTACTTAGAATGTCTAAAGAAGTTGAACATAAAAAAGCTTTGATGAATCATGAATTCCAAATAAATAAAATATTAAAAGGAATGGAATATGATAACATCACTGGGAAAGAGGAGATGAAAGAAGATCGTAAAGACGAAAGAACTAGAATACAAGCTACTCAACAGTCTAAAATGATCGATCAAAGAAATAAAGATAAATCACCTGAAAATTTTGAGTCCTCGGGCAATGATATTTTAGGTGGCGGTTTTGGATTAAATGCTTTTGATCCAAGATAATTGTTTAATAATTTTATAATATTATATTATGGCTAAAAAAGAAGAAAAGGTAGTTGAAGAAATTCAACCAACTGAAACTGAAAACGTATCTACTGAAGTAGAACAAGAAGGTGGTGACATGAAAGTCACACCAGAAAAACCTGAAAAGGTTGAAAAACCTGAAACTCCTAAAAACGAGACAGGTGATTTTAAATTAGATTTTTCTAAAAAAGAAGATCTAATGGATAATACTGAAACTAACAAGATTCCAACCTCTACAAAACAAGAGGAAATTAAGGAAGAAGTTACAGAAGAACCTGTAGAGCAACCTGTTTTAGAAGAGGTTATTGAAGAGGTTAAAGATGAAGAAATTCAGGAACAAGTAGAAGAGGTTAAAGAAGACGTTGAACAAGCTGTAGAGCAAGCTCAACAAACTGGAGAACCTTTACCGGAAAACATTCAAAAAGTCGTGGACTTTATAAATGATACTGGTGGTAGTTTAGATGACTATGTAAAACTTAATCAAGATTATGCAAAGCATGATGATAAGTCTGTACTTAGGGAATACTACAAACAAACAAAACCTCATTTAACTGATGACGAAGTTCAATTTATCATGGAAGATAAATATACATGGACTGAGGAAGAAGAAGAAGATGAGAAACTTGTTAAAAGAAAAAAATTGGCATTAAAAGAGCAAGTTGCTGATGCTAGAGCCCACTTAGACGGGTTAAAGTCTAAATATTATGATGAAATCAAGGCTGGATCTAAGCTAACGCAAGATCAACAAAAGGCTATAGATTTTTTCGATCGTTACAATGAAGATGCTAAGGTAAATGAACAGCAATCTTCTATATTTTTGAAAAAGACAGATAATGTCTTCTCAAACAAATTCAAAGGTTTTGAATATAATGTTGGAGAGAAAAAATATAGATTTAACGTTAAGGACGTTGATAGAGTAAAGAGTAACCAAAGTGATATTACAAATTTTATTAGTAAGTTTACGAACAAAAATAATGAAATGGACGATGCACAAGGTTATCATAAATCTTTATTCACAGCAATGAACCCTGACTTAGTTGCTAATCACTTTTACGAACAAGGTAGAGCTGATGCTATCAAGGATAGCGTAGCTAAATCTAAAAACGTTGATATGGACCCTCGTAAAACACATGAGAAAGTTCAAGATGTTAGCGGTTTTAAAGTAAGAGCTGTACCTTCAGGAGATTCATCAAGTGACTTTAAATTTAAAATTAGAAAATAACTTAAAAATTAAAAACAATGGCTTTAGGAACATTTTCAGGAGGTGCATCAACTGCACACCTGACTCCCAGACCGGATAAAAGTTTATTCGCTGGGAACTACCTGTCAATAGACGGGGGAGATTTCGATTTCACCAAGCAGTTTTTACCAGAAGTTTACGAAAAAGAAGTTGAAAGATTTGGAAACAGATCTATTAGCGGTTTTTTACGTATGGTTGGCGCTGAAATGCCAATGGCTTCTGATGAAGTTGTTTGGGCTGAGCAGGGTAGGATTCACGTAGCATTTGACGATTGTAGTCTTGCTGCTAACTCTGACGCTGCGACGAACAAAATCACTTTTTCTAGCTCTGCAAATCAAGATTATGTAAATATTGGAGATACTGTAGTGATTAGTAAAGGTGGAAAAACCACTAAATGTTATGTATCATTAAAACCAACTTCAACTACTATTACTGCTGTACCTTACAAGGCTGCATCATTAAATTTAGCTGGTGCTGGTTCATGGAACAACGGTGGTGCTACAACAGGCATAAGCTTGTTTGTATATGGATCTGAATACGGAAAAGGATCTATTAATGTTGGGAATACAGTAAACGCTAAAAGCGAATACTTCAAGAATTCTCCAATTATTATTAGAGACAAATACTCTGTAAGCGGTTCTGATACTGCTCAAATTGGTTGGGTTGAAGTTACTACAGAAATCGGTACATCCGGTTACTTATGGTATCTAAAATCTGAGCATGAAGCAAGAATCAGATTCGAAGATCAATTAGAAATGGCTATGATTGAGGCTGAAAAAGCTGCTCATACATTTACTGCAGACCCAGGTGCTGGATCTAACAGTTTTACTGTTAAAGGTTCAGAAGGTATGTTTGCCGCTATCGAATCAAGAGGATTAGTTTATACTGATGCTGATTTCGGTGGTTCTCATGCAGATGATGGTTTAGCTGATTTCGATAACATTTTACAAGAACTAGATAAGCAAGGTGCTATCGAAGAAAATATGTTATTCCTTAATAGAGGAGTTTCATTAGCAATCGATAACATGCTAGCTGCGCAAAATTCTTACGGAACTGGTGGTACATCTTATGGTGTATTTGACAATTCTGAAGATATGGCGTTAAACTTAGGTTTCTCTGGATTTAGAAGAGGTTCTTATGACTTCTACAAAACTGATTGGAAATATCTTAACGACTCTACTACTAGAGGATTAGTTAAAGATGTTGAAGGAGTTTTTGTACCAGCTGGAGTATCTACTGTTTAT